ATTTCTGAATTTCAAAATCAATCCGATAGGCAGTTAAAAATGGTTTGGGAAAACTCAAGGAATAAATTAATAATTCAAGAAATAATATGACAACAATAATAGAGCTTAAAGAGCAAATAAGCAAAGATTTAAGGAATCGTTTAAGTATATCGGACGATAAATTAAAGAAAGTTTTAGATGCTTTATCAGGTGTTCTAGCAGCCCAATTTAAATTAGCTTATTTAGGTGTTGAAGATGCTCAAAGAAATCTTTATCCAGATACGGCGGATACTTTTGAAAATGGAGGATCTCTAAATCGACTAGGTAGTATTTATCTTAATAGAGACATAAGGCCAGCCACAAGTGCAATTTATAGAGCAAATGTTACAGGTGTAGAGGACAGCGTTTTGAGGAGCGGACTGACCTTTAAATCAAATATTGATTCATCAAATCCAAATAAATTATATATTTTGGAAAATGAATACACGCTTACTGGATCCAATGATTTAATAACAGTTAGATCTGTAGATGGTGGGTTGGATTATTCGCAAGACAACGGAAATAATTTAACGATTACCGAGCCTGTTATTGGTGTAGATAAAACGGTGGTAATAAATAAAAGCGGATTCATTGCTTTTACTGATCCTTTAGCCGCCGAAACAACGCAGGAATTTAGAAATTCTATATTAAATGCAATTCAATTAGAACCACAAGGCGGTTCAAAATCCGATTACCGAATATGGGCTTCCGATGCTGCTGGAGTCCGATTTGTTTATCCTTATGTAAAGGACGGAGAGGCTGGGACAGTTCAAATATTTGTAGAATCATCTGGTAATAATGGAGTACCTAGTCAATCTATTTTAGATGAAGTGGAGGAGGTTATTAATTTTGATCCAGACGAAACCAAACCAACAGCTCAAAGAGCAAGGAGGCCCATGCAGGCAAACTTAGAAGTTATTCCAATTGATCCTATAGATGTAGAGATTAACATTACAGGATTAGAAGATAGCAGCACAATAGTAAGGGATGCAATTGAGCTTAATTTAATTGAGTTTCTAAAAAATATAAGGCCGTTTGTTGATGGATCAGATCTTCTAAGGAACAAAAACGATATTCTTTATTCAGCTAAACTTCAAGGAGTTGTTAGCGATGTTTTGGATCCAGATAATTTCTTTAATAATTTTAGTATGTTAATAGATGGTGTGAGCCAAACAAGTTTTATTTTTAGCAGGGAGAAAATACCAAATCTTATAAACGTAAATTATTTATGATAAATGAGAAAACACAGCATGGTATTAATTCCGATTATGGATTAAAAACGCCTCATAAATATCCATCATCTTCAGTGCGAACCGAGGATGATATTATAGTAACGGAGCTTACTAATTTAGTTGATGAATTATATCCTACTGGTAGAGCTTTTTATAAGCCAAAAGGAGGCACTTTTGATTTGTTGCATGACGCTATTAATTTAAGTTTTTTAAGGTTTATAAATGAATACAACAATCTAATAAATTCTAGCATTCCAGATAATGAAAACTTCACAAAAGAAGATGCTTCATTTTTGGAATACAAGTATGGATTAAGTGACCGAACAGGAAATGATTTAGATTTTAGAAAATCTGCATTAAGGCGAAAAATTGGTCATCCAAATAATATAAAGGCTAGGCAATCAAGAAGTTTTATAGAAGATCAATTAAGGCTTTCAGGTTTTAATGTTAGAGTTTATGAAAATACACCTACATTTAGCACAGGCGATGGCGGTATTAGTAGTACAACTCCAATACCGATTTACAAAACTCCTGGAGAAGTTGGGGGATCTGTTATAGATGCAACTCAGCATGGAGGCAATACGCAACACGGAGAAGGTACATTTCATGGAGGGGTGACTTTTGAAGTTATTGCAAATAAAATAGATCCTGACGAATCTTACGGAGTTGGTAACAACTTATGGGCTAGTTTCTTTATTGGAGGGGATGAGCTAGGTGAAAACGCTGTAATTCCAGAAAGCAGAAGGCGAGAATTTAGGGAATTAGTTTTAAAATTAAAGCCAGCTCATTTAGCTGCTTATATATTCGTTAACTTCGCAAATCTATCACAAAGTATTTAGGAACAAAAAAACAAATAATAAAATGGCTAGAAATAAAGCAACCTTACAAAATATAGATCTTTCAAATCCTTCCGATTATCTAAATGGTAGGATAAAAGATAACACAGGATCGGGAGATGGTACGCCAGTTAACGAAAGAGTTTATGGAGATTTTCATCAGCTAGTCGCAAAGCTTATGAATTTATCTGGATTAGCTTTTAACAACTTACCAGAAAATGAAACAAACGGTTACCAGTTTATTGATTCACTAAGGAATTTAGCTAGTAAAAATGATCTAAATTATGAACTAGGAAAATCTGGAACTAATTTAACTTTGCCTATTCGATTAGGTAAGGTAACTAATAATGAAATTTTTAGAGCAAAAGCAACCTTTGATAAGGGAAGTGAAACTTCTCTTATAGGTACTTTAGATAATTCTAATAAGTCGGTTACTTATTTAGGCGATTTTAAAGAAAATGAATATGTAAGGTTAATTAACACAACCGCAAGCGTGTTAATTATAAGGGAGGTAGACGCTTTTAATCTTGGAACAATAGTAGAAGAGCTAAATTACTTAAAAGCGGCTACTCAGACGCAAGAAAACACGGGAACAACCGACGAGGCAGCTACAACGCCGCTAACAAATAAAACAGTATTCACAAAAAGAGTTAATGGCGATGATAGTGGTGATTATTTAGCTAATACAAATAGAAACGGTTTATTATCTGCTGCTTTTTGGGATATAATTAATGGAATTGGAACGCCAGCTTTAAGGAATAGAGGTCGTTTTGTTTTGGGAGATATTGGCGGAATATCAGTAGGTACTAATTTTGTTTCAAACGGTCAAATAACCGCTAAATGCACAGCTTCTCCTAGTGGAGCGACAGAGGTGGAAATAACATTTACCAACACTATGGACAGCTTAAATTACAGATTAGATTTAAGTGTTGAAAGCTTAGGAACGTTTGATTTTGATAATGATTTTCTTCCGATACCGTTTAAAAAAGTCAGCACTTCGAAAGCTAAAATATACGTTGAAGAAACTACAGATCCTATACAGAACATACAAATTCACGTTGACGTAATACAGCTATAAAATGAGAACAATAAGAGATTTACCAATTGTACAAGACGGAAATAATACTTTATTTCCAGACGGACAAATTAAAAACGAAACGGCAACGGATCCAGGCACGCCTGTGGTTCGTGAAATATATGGAGATGTTATAACTAACATTTATAAAATTATAAGAGATGCGGGGGTTGATTTTACAGAAACAGAGGATAGCGAAAGTACTCAATACCAGCTTCTTGATGCTTTAAAAGTTTTTGTAAATAATCTAAACGATGTACTTCAAATTCTAACGGTTGACGAAAATGACGTTTCTATAAATGTAGATTTGGATAATTTGCCTAATAATTATGTTTTTATTGGTCAAGTTTCTGAATTATTATCATCTTCAGAAACTTACGATTTGACAGGCACAGGAGATAACTCTTATGTATTTAGTCCAGATTCAGATATAAAGGCTAATTCACAAGTTCTTTTAGTAATACAAAATTCCTCAGTTGCTAAAATAATTGACCTATCAAAAGAAACCGTTCAAAACACTATCAGTTTACCTTATAGCGGTTTGTTAAGCTATAATTCAACCAATACTAGCTATTATTTATCCGATGGGTTTATTTTGAATAACGGTCCAGAAGCTACAAACGTTCAACAAGTTATTAGAGTAGATCAAAACGATAATGATATATTAATTTATGATGCCGTTATTCACAAAGGCGCTTTAATTTGCTTAGCAAAAACAGACGCCGCCACGGTTTACGATATTTATGTTTTCAACTTAACAAATTTAAACACGGTAGTAAATAAATTTACAGTAACCCAACAAGCATCAACCGATCATGTTCCTTATTTATTTGCTGATGATGGATTTATTTATTTGAGTAATAACGGGAATAATACCGCCGATGATTTTAAGGTAAGATCTTATTTTTTAGGCTTAAAACCTTTTACATTAACGCAATCCTCTGATATAACTTTAAATTCTGATTTTCAAAAATCAACAAACTATTTTATTAAGGATTCAAAGTTTTACACTTTTATAAATGGTAATATTTACAGTTATCCTTTTACAGGTGAAACTAGAGATTTTGAAAAGTTTTTAAATAATACTAACGGTCAGGTTTTTGTTCAAGATTCTAAAATTTATTTTAAAAGTGGATTTATTGGTAATTTGTGGAATATTTAAATCCGAAGCGAGCAACCGTAAAAAATTAATTGCAATGTAATGCTAAAACTAGATGCAGACGAGGTAATTAAATTGACTGTTAAGCTGGATAAGCTGCATAGGTCAGCATTGCCTAGCGCCGTTAGAAATACGCTAAACAATGCTGCTTTTGAAACTAAAAAAGAAATACCAATACAAGGCGCAAAGCGATTTATTACTAGAAATAAAGGTTTTTTAAAGGCTTTTAGCACCGTTGATAAGGCAAGCGGTTTTAAGATTAATTCCATGGTGTCTATGGCTGGAATAGATTCTAAAAAAAACGCAGACATAGCTAATGAATTAGAAAAACAAGAGTTTGGCGGAAATTTAGATACTAGCCGTTTAGTTCCTCATAACGATGCGAGAACATCAAAAAGTAAAGAGAGAAGGATTCAAAGAAAAAACCGATTAAATAGTTTAGATGCTCACAAAGCGTCTAAGGCTTATAAATCTCATAGAGGAACAAAGAAGTCTAAATTTGTTGCGGCCGTAATGTCAACCGCCGCAAGTGGTAAAAAATACATGCTTTTAGAAAATAAAGGAACGGGCATGCTTTATGAGCTAAAAGGATTAAAAAAAGGAAAATCTGGAAGAGATGCAAGATTTAAGTTAAAAAAGTTGTTTTTCTTAAAAAAATCAGATAGTGCAAATGTAAATGGTAGAGGTTTTATTAGAGCAGCAAAGAGAGAAGCTTCAAAAAAGATAAATATATTCTACAAAAAAAACGCAGAATATCAACTTAAAAAACATTGGAAATAATGGCTTGGAAGGAAAGACTTGAAAATATAAAATTTACTATAAAAACAGGTGATGGATCTGTTTACTATCCACTTTGGCGAGATAGTGTAAAATCAACAAAGCTAAATTTTGCAAAGTATGATTTTATAAATGTCAAAGGTTCTTTTATAGATCGTAAAGAATCTGAATCTGGATCTTTTCCGCTTAACTTTTATTTTACTGGAGAGGATAATTTAGATCAGGCAAAAGCTTTTGAAAACAGCGCAAAGGATAAAAGATTGTGGACAATTACTCATCCCTTTTACGGAACCTTAAGCGGTCATCCAACTAATATAGAAAGGAACGACAATAGTTTTGGCAATACAGAGATAAACGTATTGTTTTGGGAAAGCATAGCTGATGACTATCCAGAAGATTCGGATTCAATACCTGATGAGGTCGAAGATCGAGTTGTAAGGCTTAATAGTTTAGGAATACAAAATTATGTTTCAAAAGCTCAGCCTCAAACAGGAGACATAAACGATTTAAAATCCTCAATAGAAATATCAGCCGCTAGGTTTGAGCCAGATAAATTTAGCTTTAACGATTATAGAGCGTTAAAAAATAAGGCTTTAGGAGATTTAAACCTGCTTATTCAAGAAACTTTGGTAGCAATTAGCACCGCTCAACTTGTTTTAAGCGAACCCGCTAATTTTGAAAGGAATATAAGAAATAAAATAGATTCTGTCAAAGCCGCTTATGATGAGGTTAAGAGTACAATAAATCAAGAAAATAGACAAAGTAAATATTATTTTGAATCTCAAGCTGCTACTTTAATTGCTAATTTGGCTAAATCTTCTGTAAATCCTTTGTTAGATGATTATATACTTAGATCGGATATTGAAAGTGTAAATTCTGAATTGCTTGGTTTGTATAATGATTATTTAATAACTATTGATGCAAATCAAATTCCGTTAGAAAATATTAATGACGAATATTCGCCAGATATAGATTTGCAATCTGCATTAATTGATTTGGTAACATATACAAGTCAGTCCTTATTTGTTCTTAGTTTTGATGCTAGACAAGAAAGAAGTATTATTTTAGAAAAGGATAGTAATTTAATAGTGTTAACTCACAGGTTTTTAGGTTTAGCAAGTGATGAAAATTTGGAAATATTTAAACGAATAAATAAAATAGGATTGAGCGAAACTTATAGGATAAAAAAAGGTAGATTAATTACTTATTATATTTAGGAAAAAAAGCTTATCAAAGAATAATTTGACCATGAAAATAAAAATAGAAAATAAATTTTTTAATCATTTTAGCAATTTAACTCTGAAATTTAATTTAGATACTTTTGCCAGTGTTTTTAGTTTTGACGCTAGATTTGATCCTTTTAACGTTGAGCATCAAAAAATATTCAAACCTTTAACCTATCCTAAAATTGAGATATTTTCAAACGATATGAATTTGCTACTTACTGGTAATATTGTGAATAATTCTTTTATATCTACAAAAACGCCACAATTAGTATCTTTTAGTGGTTATACAAAAAGCGGTATTTTAGAAGATGTTACAATGCCAGATAGTGTTTATCCTTTAGAAAAAAACGATCAATCATTATCAGAAATATCAGCTCAACTATTAAAGCCTTTTGGAATAGATCAATTAATCGAAAGTAATGTAGCAAATGAAATGAATTTGGTTTATGAGAAGGCGGTAGCACAACCGACTCAATCCGTAGCCTCTTTTTTAACCCAATTAGCCAGCCAAAGAAATATAGTTATTGGTCACACTAATAAAGGAGATGTTTATTATTTTAAAGCTTTTATTGGCTCAAAGCCTGTAAGGTCTTATGATAGTTCAAATTTATTATCTAGCAAAATGGCTATTAATGGAAGGGCTTTCCATAGCGACATAACCGTAAGAAGGCAACCAAGTGATGAAAATGTTGGAGTTAGTACGGTTGACGGTGTGAAAAATCCAAACGTTGAACAAATAAGGAGCGTCTGTAAGATACTTTCCAGCGGAGATGATACTAGCACTATAGAAGCCGCTCAAAACGTATTAGCATCAGAATTAAGGGGTATTCAGTTAGGGTTAGAGCTTCCTAAAATAGATACAAGTATCTTATGCGGTCAAATAATCGAATTTATAAATCCAGAGTTGTTTATTTATAAAAAGCAAAAATTCGTAATTAATGAAATAATTTATAAAGAAGATAGCGAGGCGGATACAATGACTGTAAACTGCCTAACACCTGAAGCTTTTACTGGCGGAATACCTACAAATATTTTTGAGATACAATAAAAACGCAAAAATATATACAATAAAACTGCAAAAATATATATAGAACATGATAACATTTAGCAAAGTAAGGGATTTTGTAATTGAGAACGGAAAGCGTATTTTAAAAGTTCAAGAGTATGGTGCTAAAACGGCTAAAGTTGCTTCTAATTATGGAGATGATTCACAGCCTTTAAAAAACATGACGGCTATATATTCGCCTACAGCTGTTAACTCCGAGCCAGTTATAATAGGGTATATAAATACTAATCAAGTAGCACAGGAGGGAGAAAAGCGCATATTTTCGCAATCTCTGGATGGTTCTTTAAGCTTTGCAATTCATTTAAAAAC